GCGGGATCGGTTCTTCGTGCCGATGGTGTCGTGTTTCGCGCTTCCATGCGAGTCCTCTCTGTTGGTTGCCGTCCTGGCACCGCACCACGACGGCGCGGGCACTATACCGACGCGCATCATGCCCCGCAAGGGGGTCGGTAAGAAAATGTGCACAACATTTCGTACGGTGAACGGGCGCGTGATACAAGGATCGCGTGGGCAAGGCAGCGGGACCGAAGCTCATCCCCCAGCGCATCGGGCGAACGCCTCTGCCGTTCACGGTGGCGCGTGAAAGCCGCAACATCCACACGGTCGACCTCGCCGGGACGAGCCGCACGCAGGAGTGGTGGTTCCTGCTCTCGAGCGACCGCCACCACGACAACCCGCACGGCCGGCGCGACATGGAGCTGCGGCACCTTGACCAGGCCGTCGAGCGGCGCGCCGGCGTGATCGACATTGGGGACATGGGCTGTCTCATGCAGGGCCGCTACGACCCCCGCCGCGCCCGCAAGGGCGTCCACGAGGAAGACGCCGATGCCCCGGACTACCTCGACAGCGTGGTCAAGCACGCCGCCGAGTTCTACGGCCCCTACGCGGCGAACTTCGTGATGATCGGCCGTGGAAACCACGAGGAATCGGTGCTCAAGTCCTGCGACACGGACTACACCGAGCGCGTCTGTGAGCGGATGTCCCTGCTGACCGGGCACAAGGTGCATCCCGGCGGCTACGGCGGCTGGGTGCGGTTCATGTACCAGGTGAACCAGGAGCGGTACGGGCTGCTCCTCAAGTACTTCCACGGCTCGGGCGGCGCGCCCTTGATGAGCCACGGCACGCTCCAGGTCAGGCGGCACGCGGCGGTGATCCCCGACGCCGACGTCATCGCCACCGGGCACATCCACAAGCGGTGGATCGTCCCCATCGCACGGGAGCGGCTCCAGAGCGACCGAGGCGGCGTGCGCGTGATCCACGACCAGCAATGGCACCTCTGCTGCGGGTCGTACAAGGACGCCTACGGCGACGGCTACGGCGGCTGGGAGGTGATGCGCGGGATGCCCCCGGACCAATCAGGCGGGGGGATCTGGATGCGGCTCTACCTCGAGAAGCACACCGGGCCGACGAACACGCGCTACCGTCTCGTCCCGCAGTTCGTGATGGCAGACTGACCGTCTGGGAAGGACAGATGCAACAGCTTGTCACGGCCATGTTCCTGCTCGCCATCGCCATCCTCCTCGGCTGGGCGCTCGAGGAGATCACGGAGCGGCTGTAGCCGTGCGCGTGCGCCTGGGCAGGAAGTACTGGCGGCTGCGCTTCAGCGCAAACCTCGCCGACTACGGGTCAATGGTCGATCCCGGGCGCGCCGACGGGCGGATCATCCGCATCGGCACCTGGCAGGGGGAGCAGGACACGCTCGACACGATCATCCACGAGGCGCTGCATTGCTCCCGGCCCGAGCTGGACGAGGCGGCGGTCGACGCCACGGCGCGGGACATCTCGCGACTCCTCTGGCGGCTGGGATACAGGCGACAGGTATGATCATGGCATGGAACGCTCGGACACCTATCGCATGATTGCCGCCCGCCTTGGGTCGGTGGTGGATTCCGCCAAGGACGCCACCGCGTTCGAGGTCGGCGATTGGGTGCAATGGATTCCGCATGGCACCATTGAGGCATACGGCGGCATCCGCTCCATCGCCAACGGGAAGGCGAAGATCGCGTCGGCCGAGGGACTCGTGACTGCGCCGCTCAACGAGCTGCGGCTCGTTCGCAAGGCTCGCTGACCGTCAGTCCGTGCATTCGCACGGGACGGTGTGATCCTCGTCGGAGCCACGGAACAACTCGCCCTGAATCGTGATGGCGGCGCGGATCTGCGCGTAGGTCGGGCGGTCCTTGCGGAACCTGGCCTCACGCCTCGTCTCCTGCTCCACCCACCAATCGGCGAGCGATGGGTCGTGCCGGATCACGCGCTCGACCCGTGCCATGCCCTTGAGGAAGCAGAGATCGCAGTTCCCGAACGCCGGGTCGTTGTTGGGCAGCCGCAGGTCGAACGCCTGCTCCGACCACCAGCGCAGGATCTCGGGCTGCGAGATGCCGGCCTCCGCAAGCGGCATGGAGATGTCGCGATCCGGGTCGGCGCGCAGGCGGGACACGCGGCGCGGCTCGTCGGCGCGGATGCCGAGCACCGTGACGTAGTCGGGAAGCCCTCGGGCCTTCATGGCCTTCCGCATGGGCAGCACCTTCAGGTCGCTCGTGCAGAATCGCGTGACCGGATTCGGAAGGTACGACCGGGCTGCGACGAGGGCGGCAAACGGTTCACCCGCACGGCTGGCGGTATCCGGGTTGACCTCGGCGTACCCGGGAGCCTCGCGGCGGTATTCGATCCAGGAGATGGGGCACCACTCCCGCCTGACGCGCTCCACGAACTCCAAGGTGCCCGGATGCTCGCGCCCGGTGTTGGCGAACATGACCATCCCTCCCGCCGGCAGCTCGCCCCCGTGCGCGTCCAGGACGCGGCGCAGGAGGTAGCCGCTCGTCCGTCCCCCGGAGAACGAGACGAGGAATGGGGGCTCCACGCGGAAGGGATCGTGCATCGTGCGCGTATACTACGGGTGCGGAGATGCAGGGCTGAGGGGTCGGAGCCGATTCCCTGCACGGGCCGAGCCAGAAGGCCGCGAGGCACGCCGCTCGGCAGGCCAGCCGTTGGGGTAAAGCGCAACCTACCGCCGGCGGGCAGGCACGGCGAAGACCGTGCGCTGCCCAACTGCAGGTGAGGTTTCGTCGCCTATGGGCGACAGGCGGCGACGTTTCCTCACACGGGCCAAGTTCCAGAAAGTGGAAGTCGGCGACACCTTATCGGGACTTGTCGATGGCGCGTACGTGGATCGCATACGACCCGAAACGAAACACCCCCGGCGGCCTAGAGGCTCTGCCGGGGGCGCTTCCGGGGGTCCGGGGCGTCTGGTTGTGGGAGGTAGCCCCTGGGGCGCGTGGTTCCCCAGGGGCCATCCGTCCACTTGCGCTTGCAATCGTCGCGCCGAAGCGTTACGATGCGGGCTGCGAATCCTGCGCGTTCACAGTCTAACGCGAAACGGCCTGCGGGTCAAGACTGTCGCAGCACGCTCCCGGCGCGGTAGGGGAGCAGGGATGTAGACGCGGGAGCCTGACCCTACCCCGCGCCGCCGCAAGGCGCGCTCGCCCAAGACGAAGCGGCTGGCTGTCCCCCAGCGAAATGGTGAAATCCTTGGCATCGACCGACAGCGCGGCTCCGTGCGGGCTGGTCGACCGTGGCCCCCTCGTGGGGTCACCTCCCTCGGCGCTCACCATGCGAACTGAAAGCCCGGACGGGACGGTTGGCGGCCACGAGGTTCGGTGCCTGACCTGATGCGGTTCAACCCGCATCGCCCTCGTGCGGCTTCGGACCCGGCCTCGGCGACGGGACGGCATATGGCCGAAGGCCTTGACGCATGATGCGCTCGCGTATACGATCCCGGCATGGACACCGAGATCACGTGGATGTCGAACCGGGCGTTGATGGCGGAACTGTGGCCCAAGTGGACGATGGAGCCGGCGCTCCTCTCGCTCCTGAACGAGCGGTGGGGGAAGCTGCACCAGGACAAGCTGCAGGAGTGCATCAAGCAGCACCGCCTCGAGCGCGACACGAAGCCCGACATCGCCGCGATCCACGCGAGGTACTGCGACATCACGGGCGGGAAGGACGCCGACGCCGCCCGCGTCCGCATCCGAGAGACGACGAGGATGCTCGCCGACGACGGCCCGACGGAGGCGGAACTCGAGGCATGGGACCGCGAGGCCGAGACGATCATGGCGACCGCAAGCGATGCGGAGGTCAAGGCCGCACAGGAGCGGCTGGGGCTGACGGCCACCTCGGGCAGGGTGCTTGCCCTGATGGTCGACTACTGCAGGCGTCACCCTCGCAAGCGGTAGCATCAGGCGCATGGCAAGAATCACGGGTCCGATCCTGCTCAAGGGCTTCGACGACTGCCTCCTCGGCATCGCGTTCCCGAGGGCGGTCGACCGCAAGGCCGTGCCCTTCGCCGTGTACAGCGCGGACATGATCGCCGCCAGGATGCGAGACAGGCAGGGGATGACCGACGCCGACGCCCGGTCGTTCGTCGCCGACGTCCTCGAGCAGGCGAAGCTGGGGCCGGCCACCCCGCAGGTGGTCTGGGCGGCGACGGCCATCGACCTCGGGGTCGAGCCGGATGCCGACGAGGACGCCCGCAGCGCGGCCTAGGATGCCCCCGGACGCGCCGGAAGGGGTCCGGGCGGCCGTCGTGCCACTCAGCCCCCTCGGGCGCGCCTGAAGGCGTCCTAGCGCATCCGGGACCGGACGTCGTGCCAATACCCGAGCGTGGCGTTACGGGTCGCCCCCTTGGGGCCGCCGTTGTGGATGCGAGCGAGGGTCTGCGCGTCCCATGCCGGCGCGTAGCGCCGCCAGTAGGCCAGGATCACGCGCTCGGCGTAGGCCTGGTCGCGGACGTCCTCGTAGCGCCCCCCGAGCGCCTTGTCGAAGGTCACGGCGTCGAGCCAATACGAGCGGTGGATCTGGTAGGGGCCGAGGGCCTTCCCGCCGTCCCCGACCGCGTTGGCCGGGTCAGGGTGGCCCCCAGACTCCTCGGCGCGGATCGCGTCGAGGAGCGGGCGGGGGTCGTACCCGGCAGGGGGGTCGATGGCGAGGAGGCAGGCGAGGATGGGCAGGATGGTGAGCATGGTTCCCCTATCGGCAGGCCCGGTCGGGTGCTGCAACTATTTCCCCGAAATCTCGTCCGACCCCCTTGACACGACTATACGCCCCCGTCACCATGCGCGGCATGACAGCCATCGACAAGCTCCGTCAGGACGCCGCCGGGTTGCTGCCCCAGGGCGAGCGTTCGATCTACAACCGCACGCAGCTCGAGGAGATCCTCGCGGAGGTGGATGCCATCATCCTTGGGCGCGGCGCGCTGGAGGCAGAGCGTGACGAACTCATCAGGATTTCTAACAAGTTGAGGCGCGAGCGCGACGAGGCGAGGCGGGAGGTCTGCAACATGAAGGACTTCCACGGCCTGCCGCGTGACTACGCGCTCGAGCGCGGATGGAACTGCTTCGAGGAGACGATCCGATGACCGACAAGGATCTCGTCGAGTACCTCACCCGCATGGACTGCCGGGAGCACAGCGTCCCCATGATCGCGGCCCGCCGCATCGAGGAACTGAAGCGCGACCTGAACCGCGCCAACCAGCGCATCGGGCTGTTCCAGCACCACGCAGCCAGGAAGACGGAGGCGACCCCATGACCGACGACTTCGTGGCCCGACTCCGCATCCGCTGGGAGGCGATGGGCGACATGGCCAACGACGAGCGCGCCGCCGCCGCGACCGAGATCGACACCCTGCGCCAAAGCCAGCGGTCGCTCATGGCACAGGTCGCCGCGCTCACCGAGACGCTCCGCATCGTGAACGACGGCATGGCCGAGTGCGCCGAGTCTTTGCGCCAGGAACGCGATGCCGCCCGCCGCGAGGTCTGCGCTCACCTCTCGAGCGAGAGCGCCCTCCTCGCCATCCGCCGCACCCCGGAGGAGATCGCCGCCAGCCGTGGCTGGCTCTGCTTTCCGCCCGACAACCCCCCCGCCTAGCCGGCGCGTGCCGGCACCCCCTCCCGCCGCTCATCGTGGTTTTCGGCCACGGCGGGAGGGGTTCCTCGTTATGCTCCCGCGTATGACCGTCCGACTCACCGACTACGAAGCGTTCAAGACCGCCATTACCCACGCCATCGCCGCCGGCGGGGGAACCCGCAGCGCCCTGGCGCGGCAGATGGAGGCCGAAGGCATCCTCGCCGCCCATACCGTGCGCTGCCTCCTCGGGACGCCCGGGACGCGCATCGGCCGCCGCAAGGCCACCTTCGACTCGGTGCTCAAGATCGCCCACGCCGCAGGCTTTGACGTCTGCCTCACCCCAAGGAAGTCCCGCCCGTGAACCGCCGCGCCGACGCCGAGGAACTGGTCGCCCGCATCGCCGAGATGGTGGCGAACCACCGCCACGACCCCGTCCCGCGCCGCGACCTCGCCGAGCGATGGGGCGTCACTCCCCGCAGCGTCTCCAACCTCATCGTCCGTGCCGAGGGCCTGCTCGGGGTCAAGATCCGGCACCGCGAGGGCGGCTACGTCGTCACCGACTGCGGCCTCCTCAACCCCAAGGCGTGCGCGAGGCTCCTATGCGCTATTTGAGCGTATGCAGCGGCATCGAGGCCGCCTCCGTCGCATGGCATCACCTCGGGTGGACGCCCGTCGCCTTCAGCGAGATCGAACCGTTCCCCGCTGCGGTGCTCAAGCACCGCTTCCCCAACGTCCCCAACTACGGGGACATGACCAAGCACCAGGAGTGGCCCCTTGAGCCAGGATCAATTGACCTTCTCGTGGGGGGAACCCCCTGCCAATCCTTCTCCGTCGCCGGGCTCCGCAAGGGACTCAACGACCCACGGGGAGGACTCATGCTTACCTACCTTGAGATCGCTCAACGTCTGCGGCCTCGATGGATTGTTTGGGAGAACGTCCCCGGTGTCCTGTCATCAGGAGACGGACGGGATCTTGGTGCCTTCCTCGGGGCGCTGGGGGAACTGGGGTATGGGTGGGCCTACCGGGTGCTGGACGCTCAATGGGTCAGAACACAACGGCACCCACGCGCCGTCCCGCAGCGACGGCGACGTATCTTCGTTGTCGGATGTCTTGGAGACTACAAGCGTTCCGCAGCGGTTCTCTTTGAGCGCGAAAGCGTGCAACGGGATTCTGCGCCGCGCCGAGCGCAGGGGCAAGGCTCTGCCGCCGATGCTGAGGGATGCGCTGCAACAGTCAGCAGCAAGTGGGCCAAGGGAACCGGAGGCCCGGCAGGAGACGAGTGCTACAACCTGACCACGCAGCCCATCGCCGGAACCATCGGCAACCGTGGTTTGCGTTCGCACACGGAACTTGGCGGACACGGGGCGTACATCCCGGTCGCCTTCTCGCAGAACCAGAGAGAAGAAGTACGAGTGCTAGATGTTCCAGGCGCGTTGCAATCCGAGCCCGCCACGCACCAACAGACGTACATCGCCCAGCCCGTCCCCTTCACCAAGGCCAAGCGGGCTCAGTCCACGACCGACGACGAGACCTGGGTGGACGGTCAGGTGAATCCCACGCTGTCGTTGTTCGATCAAGGCGACACGCGGGCGACCACGGCTGTAGTGGCCGTTGACCTCTACAACCAATCCATCGACGGCGACTGCGCCGCCACGCTCACGGAAGCCTGCGGTGGGACGAACACAAGCGGGCCGAAGGTGATGGCGTTTCCAATTGACACGCAGAACATGACGGAAGGCCACGCCTCCGGCGGCCTTGGATTCGGGCAGCATGGCGACCCATCTTTCACCGTCACGAAGGGGCATAGCCACGCCGTGGCGTTCTCAAGCAACATGGGCGTGCCGGATTGCCAAACAGACGGATCGACCCCGACAGTCAAGGTCGGCAGTAATGGTTCAAGCGGTCATCCGCCGGCGGTGGCGTTCACCCGTTGCGACAACGGACAGGATGCATCGGTGGAAGTCACGCCAACCATGCGTTGCGGAAGCAACTACTCCGCGCATCCGGCAGTCGCTCATACCCTACGCGGCGAAGGATTTAACGCAAGCGAGGACGGAACCGGGCGAGGTACGCCGCTGGTTCCTCACGCCATGACCGTCCGCCGCCTCACCCCGCGTGAGTGCGAGCGACTCCAGGGCTTCCCCGACGACTGGACGCTCATCCCGTGGCGCGGCAAGCCGGCCAAGCAATGCCCGGACGGGCCGAGATACAAAGCCCTCGGAAATAGCATGGCTTGCAACTGCATGGCCTGGATCGGTGAGCGCATCGCCGCTGTAGAAAGAACCACATGACCACTCCCCTGCGAATGACCGTCGAGGACATCCCCGTCTCCGAACTCCTCTTCGACCCCGCCAACGTCCGAAAGCACCCCGAGGCCAACCTCGCCGCCATCAAGGCCAGCCTCACGCGATTCGGGCAGCAGAAGCCCATCGTGGTCGACCCCAAGGGCGTCGTCGTGGCCGGCAACGGAACCCTCGCCGCCGCCAAGGCCCTGGGCTGGCGCACCGTCAAGGCCGTCCGCACCAACCTCGCCGGGGCCGAGGCCACCGCCTTCGCCATCGCGGACAACCGCACCGCCGAACTCGCGGAGTGGGACGACGCCGCCCTGCACCAGCAGCTCGCCGCCATCGCCATCGACGACGAGGAACTGCTCGCCGCCACGGGATTCGACGAGAAGGAACTGGCGAAACTCGCCGCCGCCAACGCCCCGGAGGTGACCGAGGACGAGGTGCCGGAAGCGCCCGCCGACCCCATCACCCAACCCGGCGACCTGTGGCTCCTGGGCAAGCACCGCCTCCTCTGCGGGGACAGCACGAAGGCCGAGGATGTCGGGCGGCTGATGGATGGCCAGCGGGCCGACCTGATGCTCACCGACCCGCCCTACAACGTGGCTCTGGGAGTCAATGAGTCACCCGAGGAAGCGAAGCGCCGCAATCGAAGAACGGATGGGAAGATCGTCGCCAACGACAGCATGGCGGACGGCGACTTCCGCAAGTTCCTCGTGACCTGCTTTGGCGCTGCATTTGACGCGATGAAGCCCGGAGCATCGTTCTATGTATTCCACGCCGACAGCGAGGGTTACAACTTCCGAGGCGCGGTCAAGGATTGTGGACAGACCGTTCGGCAATGCCTTGTATGGGTGAAAGATGTACTCGTCATGGGACGGCAGGATTACCAATGGCAGCACGAGCCTTGCCTGTACGGCTGGAAGGAAGGCGCTGCCCACGGCTGGTACAGCGACCGAAAGCAGACCACCCTGCTTCGCTTCGACCGTCCCGGACGCAGCGAGGATCACCCGACCATGAAGCCCGTGGCGATGTTCGCCTACCTGATGGGAAACAGCACCGCCCCGCAGGGACTCGCCTACGACCCGTTCTTGGGCAGCGGCACGACCCTCATCGCCGCCGAGCAACTTGGCCGCACGTGCTACGGCATGGAGATCAGCCCCGCGTACTGTGACGTCATCGTCAAGCGGTGGGAAACCCTGACCGGGCAGAAGGCAACCCGCGAGGAGGTGTAAGATGCCACCGGAGGCCAATATGCCCGACGGGCTGGAGGGGAAAGGGGAAAGTGCGGATGCGCCGCGTCTGTGGCTTCGTGCCATCCGCGAGGGCTGGGCCATCCCCGACGTCGTGAAGCGCGCCGCCGTCTCCCGCGCCGCCCAGATCCTCGCCGACCCCTCGAGCACCCGCCGCGAGGTCACCAGGGCCACCCAGACCCTCGCCATCCTCGAGCGCCTCGCCATCGACGCCGCCGTGCAGGAGGACCGCATCAGCCGCCTCGACGCCGGCACGGCGACCACCAACGTCGCCTTGGTCGACCTCCCCGACGAGGCCCTCGCCGCCGTCGCCCGCAGCCTCGTGGCCCCCAAGCCGTGCCCCCCAAGGCGAAAGGCAAAGTAACCCCCCAGCAAGCCATCGAGGCCGCACGGGAGAATCCCGCCGCCTTCGTGGCCCTCTGCCTCGGACGGCCCGTCGCCGACATCCAGCGCGAGCTGCTCGCCCACGCCCTCACCAACCACGCCTGGTACGCCGAACTCCCTCGCGGACACGCGAAGACCTCGACCCTCTCCTACCTCGCCGCATGGTGGCTCGGCAAGCGCCCCGCCACCCGGTTCAAGCTCATCGGGTCCAACGACGACGCCGCCGCCGCCACCAGCCGCTTCCTCCGCGACATCATCCGCTCCCCCATCTACCGCGCCGTGTTCCCCGAGGTCGCCCTCAAGCCCGGGGAGGACACCATCATGGCCTGGAGCGTGGCCGCACCCGGCATCGTCGCCCGCCGCGACCCCTCCGTCCAGGCTTCCGGCATCTTCGGCCGAACGGGCGGCCGCGCCGACATCCTCTGGGCCGACGACATCTGCGACCTCCGCAACGCCGTCCTCCAGCCCGCCCTGCGCGCCCAGGTCAAGGAGGCGATGGCGAACATCTGGCTCCCGATGCTCGACCCGTCGGCCCCGCACGCCGGGCGGCTCTGGCGGTCGGCCACCCCCTTCCATACGGACGACATCACCGCCGATTGGCGCAAGGAGTGCGAGGCCGAGGGCACCCTCCTGCGCCGGCCCTGCATCGGGACCGACAGCCCGTGGCCCGAGGTCTTCACCCCCCGCATCCTCGCCGCCAAGCGCAGCGCGATGGGCGCGATGGCCTACGCCCGCGCCTACGAGCTCGTCCCCCTTTCCTCCGACCTCCTCGTCTTCCGGCCCGAATGGCTGCGCTACCACCGGGAGATCCCCCTCGGCAGCCGCCCCGTCGCCGCCCTTGACTGGGGGTACGGCCGCAAGCGCCAGGAGCGCGACGACCCCGACTGGTCCGTCTGCATCATCGGCGAGGTGTCGATGGACCGAAACCTCTACCTCACCGACGTCCTGCGCGTCCGCGAGTCCTTCCCCGACTTCGCCCGCATGGCCCGCGAGCTGGTCGAGCGCCGGGGCTGCGCGATGGTCGTCGCCGAGGCCAACGGCCCCCAGAAGGGCGTCTTCGACCAGTTCCGCTCCATGTGCCGCCAGCCCGTGATCGCCGTCGAGCGCACCACCGACAAGCACCTTCGCGCCGCCGGCGCGCAGCCCTTCGTCTCGCAGGGCAAGCTGCACTTCCCGGCCGACGCCGCCGGCAAGGCCCCGCTCGCCTTCCAGACCGTCATCGACGAGCTGCTCTCCTTCCCCGCCGGGGCGCACGACGACTGCGTCGACTGCGTGGTCGACCTCTGCACCGTGGCCTCGCAGGGGGCCATCGTCGCCACGGGCGGCGCGGTCACGGTCGCCAGCAGCGCGACCAGGATGTTCGACAACCGCTCGGTGCGGAAGCGTATGTTCGCCTGACCACGGGGTAGACTGCGGCGAAATGGGCACAAGGGACGACATCCGCGAACGCCTGGGGATCTTCGCCAAGACCACGTTCAACTGCGGGGTCGGCCCGGACGGCTTCGAGCCCGGGAACACCTGCGGGGC